CAACCCCCAATTTTCTCAGGGGCGCCAGACCTAAACCTTACCTTATCAACATCAGACCATGAACCGGAAGAAGAATAACGTGATCCGTCATGCTGTATTCCTGGGGAGAATGTGAGTTTCTTTAATGGCATGTTAGGTCTTGATGATGAAGTTGGATGCCAAGTAGGGAGGAGTTACTGTGTGGGTATGCGCCCCATCTGAACTGATGGTGTGGTCGTGGCCCGTGTCGCCGCCTGTGTTGTTGATGGTGATGCCCGTACCCTGTGTGTTTGTTGTGCCATCATTGTCAACGCTATAAAGGCTTGAGGCAGTTCCTCTATCGGGGTCGGCTCCGGTGCGAAGTGGAACATTGCCGTGAGCATGGCCTGGGTCATTTATGCTGTGACCGTGGCTCGGCATTTGGGCGGTAGTTAGTATCGTGGAGCCAGTCGCGCCGCCGTGGGTGTGTGCTCCAGCAGATGAAGTGGTTGCGCCCCCGCCAGTTGAGGCGAGGGGGTATGTCGCGCCAGCGCCGACGCCGAACTTACCGCGCCGGTCAGGTAGGTTGAAGGTGGTTGAACCATCCCCTGCCCCGTAGGCCGTACTCAGAATCGCAAACAGGGCAGCATAAACAGTTCGGCTAATAGCAGCGCCGTCACAAAGCAACCACCCTGTAGGGGCAGCAGAACCGGCGTATTCAAGCATAGCGCCGGTTGGCATAACTATACCACCACCTTGGGTTAGAGAGCCACCAACAGCCACATCTCCACTAGCAGTGACATTACCCGCAACACTAAGCGCGCCAGTAACAGACGCATTCCCATTAGTCGCATTAACCGGCACGGAAGCTAAAACCACATCAGTTGCATCACAATAAACTTGCTGCGTGAACCCGTTAGCAACCGTCACGCCAGAACCAGCGGCAGTCTTGACAACCACAGAAAACCCACCAGTGGTAGAATTGCGAATAGTATAAACCTTATCCACAGAAGGCACGATCACATTGCAGTTAGCCGATAGCGTCCCGGTCAGGTTAATCACCGCATTACGGGCCTGATCCGCCACACCACTACCAGTAGTCAGGGTATAGCTAGTACCTGAAATGGCTACATTTTCCACCCCAGCGATAGCCTGTTCTAACAACGTGCCAAGGTTGTAATTGGTGGTGTTATTCCAATTAGCGGCCTGCTCACCAGCCCCAATCAATTCCAATCGCAAAGACGTTGAATAAATTGAAGGCATGTCAGTACACCCTTATAATCGCCGTTTGATCGGTAGCAGTAGGAAACCGAATTTCAAACGTATTGTTGAGAGCCGTCCTAGTAATCCCAAAATCCAACACAACGCAGGCTGGATTGGTATAGGTATGAACAGGGGTTGAATTGTAGATCAATGCGCCACGAGCAGCTATTGTAGCGCCCGTCCAAGACACATTAGAGAACGTCACAATCCCACTAGCACCAAACTCCACCGGACTAGATTGGGTCAAAGTCAAACCGCCAGCGGTATAACCAATCCCCACAACCTCCCCCGCCGTGGTATAGGCCGTGGTGTTTGAGTTAAGGTTAGCGGCCTCAGTGTATAGGGCTATCTTAAAGACATTCTCCCCCACACGGAAGTCATGCGCTCCTTCCAAAAGCTGCTTTTTGAATGACGTGCAATATGCTGAGTTTATCATATCATGTCACCTGAAGGCGCGGAGCATCAACACGGAAGTTGTCTTTCTTATTAAGACCTTCGCCAAGATTCTTCAACCTAGCCAATACTTCATTATAGCGCGTGGTATAAAGAGCAATCAAGTCAGCATCGCCCTTCATGTAAGTATAGGCTTCGATCAAAGCACCATAGAACAATACACTCTCAGCATTTTCACCAAGCCAGCTAGTATTGGTAGTGACAATGCTTTCAGGCTCATAGAAATAATACATTTCAATACTATAAGCAGACCCAGGAGTAGGGGCAAATGCCAGCTTATCCTCGTCAATTACAGCATAAACCCTTGGAATCCCACGATAACTAACAACCGGGAAAGCCTCATTTAGATAGCCAGCTTCCTTTTCCAGAAGGTAATTATAGGACCCACCCGTGATAACCGCCACAGCATAAGCAGAAAGGAAATCACTTGGAACGGTAAAATACTTGTCATTCGCAGTTAGCGTGAAAGTTTGAACCTTCCTTAGCGCCGGTATTTGGACGGCCTTGTAAATCCTGTCCTCGGCCAAGTTCACAAAGTCAGGAATAGCGGCAACAAACTCAGTAGAATAATTCTGAGTATAGTCTTGCAACATCTGTGAGAGGGCTGCGTAATTCATTGCCGCTTACCTATTACTGATCGCCTTGGAACATAGTTCCTTTAGTGGCAGCGCCCGTGCCGCGAATCTTCGCGGATGGTTTCTTTGGCGGATAATCTTTTGCTGTTGTAAAACTACCAACAGACATGGAGATACCCTTCAAACCACGGTTGTAATCTTCACCAACAACAGGGAGGGGTTGCTTCTTTTCCATCACATCATTCCTTTTCAAAACGCCAATTCAATCGCCAGCGCCACAATAGCAGCCGCCAACGCAGGCCAGCCCATATCCCTGCCCGCGCGAGGTTTCCATTGCCACGGCAAAATGCGGTTGCTCCCAAAGTGTTCTTCAGACTGACGGCGCTCTCGCCCGACATAGAACCCAATGGCAAAGCCAGCGCCGATAAGCGCAGGCAAGCCAATCAAAGCGCACGGAATACCAATAGCCGCAGTCAGCGCAGCGCCAATCAAGGCATGGCTTAGGCCGGGCGTCATCCAGTTTGGTTTCATTCCAAACCTCCAAGGCTATCATTGCCATTGCCGCCCATCAGCGTGTCGTTGCCCGAAGGCGCCGCAACCACTTCCTGAATTACCGGCGCTTGATGCCACGGCAAGGGCAAGTTGAGCGGCTCGGCTTTCTTCTGTTCAATCTGCTGGCGCACCATATCTTCATAGGCTTGACGCTGCTCGCCCATCGCAGCATGAACCCAAGACAAAACCTGTTCTTCCGTCAGGCGCCAATATGGCGTGAAGTCGTTGGCAGGATCATAGACAAATTCTTGGGCGCCAGTCACGCTCGCCGTGATGTTCTGCTCCCGTCCCGTCACCTGCCATTCAGCGCGCACCACAATCGCCCCATTCGGACGCTGCTGGTCCACCTCGGCATTGCTCAGCGTGGCAAATAGGTTTGCGATTTTCCATTCGATCATAGGCCGAACCTCGCTTTGTTGGCGTCAAAGTTTTGCTGGATTTCTGCTGCCGAAAGGACGCGGTTGTAGATATGACCAATCGCGATACCACCACGCAAATTCTCTCCAGAACTTGCCTCTGCTACCGCTAAACCGAACTCCGTAGCTTGATTAACATGCTTCGTTGTGGTGGTCAGCACAGCAGCACCATTGACATAAATAATCGCGTTGTTTGATGGTGTTCCAACCGTGTTCGTGAAAGTCAAAGCGATATAGCGCCAAGAATTATCTGCGATATTGATGCCAGTAGATCGAAAAGCAGCATTACCCCAATCATAGCAGCCAAGCACATCATTGTTAGCCACCAGGGACCATGCACGATTTTTGCTTATTAGACCGACATAATTAGGTTCAGTCTGACACCGAACCCAACACGCTATGGTTCCCTCAGTAATCTGTACGGATGCATTATTTGTCCCGATGATGTAATCATTCACACCATCAAAAACAATCTGTCCGCCATCTGCCGCGCTATAGGTTGGGCCATTGGTCAGCGTCCCGTTATTCCCGTTCACGGTCAGGTCCGTCCAAGCCGTACCGCTACCGGGATAGCTTGCCGCATTACCCGCATCCAAGTGCATCACAAGGCCGCTAGTGACGATGCTCGTGGCAGCCGCCGTGCCGAGAAGAAGTTGCTGTATCGTCACGTCAAGCCACCGCCAGAAATGACGAAGGTGTTAGTGCCAACGCAAAGGATGGAAGCCAACCCCCGCTGCGCCAAAGTCCGGTTTCCGGTTGTCGCAGTCCCCACCAAATACATCGTCACACTTGTTCCTTGTGTGATGGTCTGATTGGACGCGCTGTTGTTGTAAATGCTAATGGCGTCACCAACCGAAAAAACGCCAGTGTTAATCGTCACGCCGCCAGTCGTGATGGAAATATGCTTGCCAGCATCGGAGGCAACCAAAACATAGGCCGAAGTTTGGGCATTTTGCGGAATGCGCCGCAATTCTCCCTTGGAGTCAGTGACAGAATTAAATGTCACATCGCTTGCCGTGCCAAGGCCAAGATTGGTGCGGGCTGTCGCATTATCGGTTGCCCCGGTCCCACCAAGGGAAACGGGAACAGATACAAGTTCTTCAATAGCCCCTGCTGCCGCCGTTGTGCGGCCAAGAACACGGGCAGTTGTCATGGTCAAATCAGAAGAACCAACCGCGCCACTAGCAGCCGCCCCAAGGGCAGTCCTAGCATTTGGAGCAGTAGAAGCCCCTGTCCCGCCCTGCCCTATTGAAAGGGGAGTGGTTAAACCACTCAAAGACGTAATATCGCTATTGGCCCCACTAGAAGCAACACCAGTCAATCCGGTTATTGTAACTCCGGTAATTGAGCCACCAGTGATGGAAACTGAGTTTGAAGCCTGCGTTGCAATCGTGCCAAGACCAAGGTTAGTTCGGGCTGTAGCGGCGTCACTAGCGCCAGTGCCACCCTGAGCCACAGTAAGTGCCGTAGTCAAAGAACTTAAAGATGTAATGTCGCTATTTGAACCGCTTGAAGCAGCACCCAAATTCGCCCTAGCAGCAGAAGCATTACTGGCCCCCGTGCCGCCATCAGCCACGGAAAGATCAGAAATACCAGAAATCACCCCACCAGTAATGGATACGCTATTCGCACTCTGTTGGGCCATTGTCCCAAAGCTAGGGGGCATAGCATTAACCAATGCGGCAAAATTCTCATCCAACTTCACCAACTCAACTGGCGTGGTTTCATTTGCAAATTGATTAGGAACAGTAGCCATACCTATACACCTATCAACTCATTATTAACCCAGGATACTTGCACTCCCGATTGATTGGTCCAATAAACCGGCTGACTTGAATTATTATACCACACCACAATAGAAGTTGGTGGGGGTATATTTACATTCACAATCCCTATAAGTCCAGTAGCATATATAGCCGCATTCCCTACAGGATTCCAGCCAAATAATCCCCTGCCGGGGTCAACGTCCGGCCTTGGATTAAGCAGCGCCACAGGATCATTTATCGGGAACCTACCCAACTGTAACTGAGGATGGTCCTCATCATTACAGGCAGAGCAAACTTTAATCCCCGTTGGCTTCTGGTTCACCACCTGCCAATCTAGTTTGGCTAGTGGATAGCGGAAGTTACAGCGGTCACAGAACCCAAAAGCCCGCTTACCAAAGGCAAACTTCTGCGTCATATCCGGCTATAGTTCCAGGGAACAAAGGTGGCAGGGGACCGCTCCCGATCCTCCTCTGCCGCCAATGCAAACTGCCGTTCATACTCAGCTTGCAGCATCGGAACCCGTGTAACTGCCTCTGGACGCTTCAAGGCAATCTGATAGGCTAGGGCAGCCGCTAGGGCAGGCACAAACCTAACCGGAATGTCCATGTTATCAAGCGCGTTAGTGGCGTCCTGCATACGCTTTAAGCGCCAATACAATAGGGTATAGGCTTGGTCAGGAACCGGCCAAAGGATGAAGGATTGGCTAACTTGCTTCTGGACGTAAATCTGTAGGGGGCGCCCTGTAGTTGCCTTATTGGGAAGGGTTGCATAGTCCGTCACGCCAATACGCGATAGCGGATAATCAAAGTTAGAACCCTGTCCAGCCAATCGAACAATAGCGTCCGTCACATCAATGTTATCAGCCGGAAGGCTGTATGTAGATACATTGGGAGAAAGCGTCACAGACGCCTGTTCAACGGTCCACAGGTTCAAACCCCTGTTAGACCATTCAGCACTAATCATATTTAGGGAACGCCGGGCAGTCCTGTAGTCATAACCAGTCCGAGCATCAAGGCCAGCTTTTTCGTAAGCCTCTTCGATCAGATCGGTTATTTCGATATTCCAAGTTGACGTTCCGCTAGTAGGCATCACTTCTTCCTTGCAGCCCGCATATTATCAACAGCATTTGGATAGGGGCGACCAGCGGCCTTGGCAGTCGCCTTAGCAGAAGCCTTCTGCTTATCAGATAGGGGCTTTGATTTCCCTAAACCTTTCGGCCTTTTCTGTTCCCAAACAGGCTTCATAGCGTTAGCGCCAATCCAATAGCAGCACCAAACAGAACCTCTCCCACCTCCGGCCCCTGCCGTAAGTAAGGAATCTTTGAAGGAGTCCGGTAGCCCAATTCATAGAACAAGGGGCAAGCCAATCCGACAATCAACAATGCAATCGCATTGCCAATATCAAACTGCCAAACCACCAATGCAGCAGGTAGGGTCCAAACCAAACCACGGGAAGCCATTATAAGTCTGTCTTTAACCGGATCACCTTCACGGCGCCCTAAGTCTAGGCTTCCATACCATCCAAGCACAGCGCCAAGGAAGAAACCCACCGTCACCCATACGGACGCCCACCACGGGACCGTGGAAAGGGATAGCAAACCCATTGGAATAGCCCAACAGGCAATGCGCGCGGTAGTGGCACCACGCCCGGTAATCTCCTGAAAGATAGCATCACCCCTCAGTCGAAAACCAATAGCCCCCACAATGATCCCGAGCAGCCACATTAAACCATCTTTCCTTTAGTCTTGCCCTTCAAGGCAACACCATCACCGCGCTGGCAAGATGATTTCACGGAACCCCCGGAAGCCATCTTCTTAACCTTACCACCAGAAGCCATTTTCTTTTCAGGGCGCGATTTCATGTTCATGTTCCTCATTCCAGCAGGGGGAGTCATATCTTCCTCGAAAGACTCAACACCGCCCGGCGTCATTTCAGGACGGTAATTCCGCATACCGCGCGGAGGGGTGGTATCTTCCTCAAATGAACGAGGGCGAGGACGCGGCGGAACACGAGCAGGTGGACGCGGCGGCAAGGGAAGATCGCGGTCCTTCATCACACCACCTTGCCTTTGGTCTTACCCTTCATTTCAACACCGCCACCCTTGGCATACATGACCTTACCGCCCTTCTTCATGCCACCCGGACGCATGGCGCGGGCAGCAAAACGAGGTGTGGACATTTCCATATCGCCACCCATCTTCTTCATCTTAGGCTTCATACTCTTCATAACACTCTCCTATTTACAAGAAGCCCGAATGTGGGCACGAAGTTCACCATAATCTTCCATCATTCTAGCAACAATAGAATTGCTAGGCAAAGCCTTTAATTCAGTAGCCGCGCCCTGTTGAATACTAGGGCTATACGGGACAATGCTTGGGCAAACCAAGGCTGCATTATGCCCGCAACCGGCCAGGACCAATAAACAAAAAGGAAGGACGTATTTCAAAACTTCCCCTTTTCCAAGGCATCCACAGCGCCACCATTCCCCTTGTATTGGGCGGCAGCCTCATTGCCCTTCTGCAAACCGTCCAAGGTTCCTTCTAGCTGATCCTTTTGGGCAACGGCCTTGCCCTCCCGGCGACCAGAAAGGAAAGCAGCCATCAAGATACCAATAACGGCGACGGCGCCAATCACATACGCCTTAATCTTGGCCCAAATAAACCCGAAAGCAATCATTTTTTCCTCAATAGAACAATGGCGGCAATCACAGTAATAGCGGCTATAACTGCCACACCAACCCACATTGGAACCCCGCTAAGGGCTTGAAGCGCAGGGGCGGCAGTAGCAGCAGCGGCAGCAATACCACCATACGCAGCCACGGCAGAACCCTTACCATCAGAAGGGGCAGAAGGCTCAATGTAGTTACTGGACACATAAGCGCCCTTCACCCACAAGCCAGCTTCAGCCGCCCGGCGATTAACAAGCCCGGCAGATACATTCTTTCCGACCTTGTTCCACCGCGCCAATTCACTAGGCACAGCATCAAAGTTACCGGCATTCAGTTTCTTCAGAAGGGTGGAACCCCGGAAGGCGCCCTCGCCAACATTGAAGCAAAAGGACACAAGGGCAGCAAATTGATTATCATTCACGGTAACTTGAACCGCACTCTCCACACAACGCTGAAACCTAGCCAAATCACCACGCAATAGATTAACAGCCTCG